TAGGGCTGAACTCGAAAAACAAGCCAGTGAAATTATGAATGCATTTATTGACAAAATACTTGCAATACCAATCCCACCGCCATTCAGTGCCATACTTGATGCCAACACTGTTGGAGAGATGTTGGATATTAACATGGAAGAAGAGATCAAAAAGTTCAAAGTGTTCATGAAAGAAAAAGTTATTGCCAGAATCAAGGATGGCTGGAATCGTTTGATGAACAAGTTGAAGCGTTTATCTTCGTTAAGTTTTGTAGAACTTATCATGAAGGCATTTGAAAAAGTCCTTAAAGAACTGAAAGATCTTGCTGATTCAATTCCGATCGTGAAAAAGGCATTGAAGATTTTCGATTTTGTCAAACAACTTGTTGACATTTACAGGGGTAAAGTTGACGTATGCACCATAATGAATACAATACTGAAACCGATTTTCTCACTGGCTGATGCAGTTTATGCATTAATACCAAAACGATGTTTTGACATACAGTATACCAAATATGGATATTTACCAGAATTAGAAGAAGTTACTGTCACAGCAAGGCGAGTACCTGCCTAAATAAAACCAAATAATCAAAAAAAGAGACTGCGATGGCAATTCAAAGGATAGACGATCAGACAAATCTGCGTAACAAAGAAGTGTACAGTGATTTTCTGACGAACTTCAATGCCCATCCAAACACAGGTCAACTGCTGAAAAGAACAAATGTCGAGGCTGTCAAACGTAGCCTTCGCAATTTGTTGTCAACAGATAAGGGTGAGAGATTTTTCGCCCCAGACTTTGGTGGTAACATTAAGAAGTATTTGTTCGAACCAGCAGACTCAGTGACAAAAGAAAACCTCAGAGTATCAATAAGAGAAACGATTGAGAAATATGAGCCTCGTGCATTGCTTAATAATGTTTTGGTTTCATTGACCAACGATGAACAAACATATAATATCGACATTATTTTCACGGTCATAAATAATCCTGATCCCGCATTACTTCAAATTCAATTAGAAAGAGTACGATAATGGCAGCGAACTCAAGCATCTCACTGACCTCACTGGACTTTGACTCCTACAAAAGAGAGTTAAAAGCATTCCTGAAGCAGCAATCTGCATTCAAGGATTATGACTACGAGTCCTCGAACATGAATGTTATGCTTGATCTTTTGGCATACAACACATACCAAAATGCTTTCTACATGAACATGATTGGTAATGAAATGTTCCTTGATACTGCTCAATTGAGAGACAGTGTTGTCAGCCATGCCAAAGAACTCAATTACCTTCCTCGTTCATTCAAGTCTGCTGAGGCTTCTTTGGCGTTGACCATTGTGTCAGCAGATGCTGAAAAAAGAAACGTTGTTATTCCAAAGGGCACAGCATTCAGTACACGTGTTGGCGCGAACACATACTTGTTCACAACAGCCGAAACATCAACTGTCACCAGTTCGAACTCAACCTTTACGACAACACTGACAGTTTATGAAGGCGACTACGTATCAGAAACCTACCCAGTCAGTTACACAACACCAACAAAATTTTTGATCAGTAACAAAAACGTTGACATCTCAAGTTTGAAAGTTACTATCATGGAAGACAATGGTGCAACGTTGCTCAATTACACCAGAGCAACATCACTGTTTGAATTGTCATCAACATCAAAAGTTTTCTTCATTCAGCCATACATTGGCGATACATATGAAATTCTTTTTGGTGATGGTATTATCGGTCGTCGTCCAAAAAACGATTCAGTAATTGTAATTGAATATAGAATTTCAAGTGGTGAACTCCCTAACGGAGCCAGAGTTTTCCGCGCTGCTCAAACAATTGATGGTGAGTCTAATGTGACTGTTCGCACAGCGACTCCTGCCTCTGGCGGTGCGGTTTATGAAACATTGGAGTCTATCAAATATAATGCACCAAGAGCATTTACAACTCAAGAGCGTGCAGTAACAGCTGAAGACTATGAAAATCTCTTAAAAATCAATTTCCCAGAAATCAATGCAGTTGCAGCCTATGGCGGTGAGGATGCTGAGCCTCCGCAATATGGTCGTGTGTTTGTTTCTGTAGACTTAAAAGATGTTGACGGTTTGCCAAAGATTAAAGAAAATGAATACAAACGTTTTCTCCGAAATCGTGCCACAGTCGCTATGGAGCCAGTGTTTATTTCACCGCAATACTTGTATTTGTCAGTTGTAACAAATATCAAATACAATATTAACGTCACCCCACTGAACCCAGATGATATTAAGACCTTGGTTCTTTCTAAAATTTTAGAATTTGCATCAACAAATTTGAATAATTTTAACAGAACATTACGTTACTCAAAATTCGTTAAAACGATTGATGAGGCTGACTCTAGTATTATCAGTAACGAAACTGAAATCAAACTGGTAAAATATTTAACCCCAACGTTAAATGTACCACAAAAAATTGCAATTGATTACAATATCCCTATAATTGATAGTATTCCAATGCTTGGCGATGAGCACTTTGCTTTTGATAATCATGCAATTGAATCTAGTACATTTATTTTTAATGGCAAACAATGCAACATTGAAGACAACAGTATTGGGATTATTAGAATAACTACAGTGTTGGGTCAGTCTCACCAAAAGGTTGTTGATATTGGCACTATTGATTACGAATTAGGTAAAATTGATATCAATGGTCTGCGTTTGTCAGGATACACTGGCGACTATTTAAAAATTTACGCAACACCAAAATACAAGGATATTTCAACCAGTAAAAATACAATCCTAAATATTCTTGAACCAGACGTAGAAATCAACGTTGAGCAAGTCCGCGAATAATGAAACAGATTGAGAAATTAATTTCCCCATTTGTCGAGGCGCAGTTCCCCTCATTTTACCGCGAGGAGGGAAGCCAATTCATTTCGTTTGTGAAAGCCTACTATGAGTGGATGGAAGAAACCAACAATCCACTTTGGTATGCTCGCAAACTTCCAGAACTCAGAGATATTGACACAACTCTTGATGAGTTTATCGTTTATTTTAAAGAGAAGTATCTTAAAAATATTCAGTTTGACACTGCATCAAACAAAGAGTTGCTGGTCAAAAACTCTCTTGAACTTTATCGTTCAAAAGGAACTGAACGTTCCATTGACTTGTTTTTCAAATTGGTTTATGGTACAAATGCTGAGGTAAAATATCCTGGCGAAAACGTCCTTCGTGTTTCTGATGGTATTTGGGAAACTCCTGAATATCTCGAAATTGGTTACTCAAAATTCAACGTTGATTATGTAGGTAAACAGGTCATTGGCTCTTTGTCTGGGGCGACTGCTTTCGTTGAGCGTTATATTCGTCGCAGAGCAGGTTATGGGTTTGTCAACTTGCTTTATATTTCAGGTCGTCAAGGCGAGTTTAGAAAAGGCGAAGTTATTGGTATTAACATAAACGGACAACCAACTTACGATTCTGCAAAAAGAGCGTCCCTGATTGGATCTGTAGATGAAGTAACCATACAAGACAAAGGTCGCAATTTTAAAATCGGCGATCTCGTTTCATTTGAAGGTTCTTTAAGAGGTAGTGGTGGTTTAGCAAGAGTTACTGCCACGTCAAATGCCACTGGCGTTGTGGACTTTATCTTCGTTGATGGTGGATATGGATATACACTGACATCAAATGCCATTGTATCAGAAAAAGTTTTATTATTCTCCAATGTCACTCCAACTGCCACAAGTAACTTATATTTCAAACTGTTTGAAACAGCAGTTCAACCAGTTGTCAATACTAATTTTATTTCCGCAACTGGTAACGTAAACTCTGGAGACTTTGTTTACAGTTATCACGCAAACAATACTGTTTCTTCTTCTGGTGTTGTATTAAGTTCAAACCAACTTGGTGCATCTGGCGATTTAACAATTGCGCCATTTCAAACCACTGGTCCATTTGCAAACGGCAGAACATATTACACCACAGGAAATGCAGTTTCTTTTTCTGTACAGTTAGTTGAAGACAAAACTATATCAGCAAAAATCATGGGTGTGCCAAACACCTACACTTTGACTGTCGGGAGTCAGGTTGGCGAAATTGCTGTTGGCGATAATTTATACCAATCAAACAGCCTTGGTAAATTCGCTATTGGTGAAATATCCGAAATTACTCCAACAGCAACAGGTAACACGATTGTATTATCTAATGCAACTGGGGCGTTTAAGAAAACATCAACTCTTTTGAATAATGACTCTGCTGGGTTCAGTGCGAATTTATTAAACATTGAAACTACTGCTGGCGTTTACGGTATCAACAAGTCGATTTATACCTTAAAATACAGTTCAGCAAACAATGCTAATATTGCAAGTTCGCCATTCATTTATCAGTATAATGACCTCAATGAGCAAACTGCAAAAGGTTATGTTGTAACATCTTCACACACTGCTGGCAGTGGTAACCTAACTGTTATCCCATTGAGCGGTTAC